ACCTCGAGGTCCACAGTTTTGTCAAGTATGAGCAATACAACGAGTACAAATTGCCCCGTGTCATCAACGGGCGAGTCGACTTCGCCAAGATCATCTTTGGACCTCTCATCAAGTCCATCGAGCGCGTTGTCTACAAGATACCAGCATTTGTCAAGTCTATCCCCGTCAATGATCGCCCGGATTACATCAGCAAGGTCGTCGGCGGTTCAGGACGTATAGTCGCCACTGACTATAGCTCATATGAGGCGAGCTTTGTGCCTCTTTTCTCGTGGGCGATCGAGTACGAGATTTATGTATTTGTGGCAGGGCGCTTTATTGCGTCCATTGTATGCAAGAGTTTTTATCTGTTTAACACTTGCATCTTTAGGGATTTTCGTATCCATATATTGGCTAAACGGATGTCGGGGGATATGAATACCTCCCTCGGAAATGGTGTCTCCAATCTTGTCGTCATTACCTTCATCGTTTGGCGCAAGTCCCATTTTTGGATTGTGAGTATCGTCGTTGAGGGCGATGACTCACTGTTTCGTATTCCACCCGGACTGCACATTGGCACGGATGATTTTGCCGAGTTCGGGTTGATCGTTAAGATTGAAGAGTCCTCAGACTGCAATTTAGCATCATTTTGCGGTAATATCTTCAGTGTTGTCGATCTTAATCAGTTGGTGGACCCTGGGCGCATTTTTCGGCGCTTCGGGTATATTGACCGTAAGTACGCCAGCGCGCGCAAGACCATGAAGCTTGGGTTGCTACGCGCGTATGCCTTTTCGATTTATTACATGTACCATGGCTGTCCTATGGTTGGGGCCTTGGCACGTTACCTGCTGCGCGTGACGCGCGGGGTTTACGCTGTAATGAGTTCTATCAATCGGCATAAGTTCGCGGAAACGGATGATATTCCCGCCACTGAAGAGCGTATGTTTACGCTCTACCCCCCGAGTGAGGTCGGTATTGACTCACGTCGCATTGTCAGTCTGTTATTTGGCTATTCATTAGACGAACAATTAGCTGTTGAACGTTTTTTGGATGCTCAGACTGAGCTCAAGATGCTTGATATCCCCATTGTACTTAATAAGTGCAATGATGATTCGCGTGATTATTTTGCTCAACATCAGGTGTTTGAGGGTATGGACGTGAACAAGATTGCGCCCGACCCAATCTACCGCATGAGCGAATTAGTTCGCACGGCAAATTTTGCCATAGCGAACCACACCGACGCAGACCGAGATGTCTTTTGGGATGTCCGGCCTGCTATGGCCCGTTGTGCCTGATCACTCGACCCCACCCCGTATCTGAAACACGGCATGCGCGACCGCGCGGGGTGGTGTGTTTCATCAAAAGAAGTAGCGAAAGCCTGGCTTGGCTGGGTACTGCCTGGGGGCAATCAGGCAGTATAAACGATGGGGTTGCATGGCTGGAACATGCAATTCCCCCCCC